TAACCCATCAGGATCAAGAACATAACAAGTAAATGATTCAGCAAATAGTTCTCTTGGGTTTTTTCTGGAATATCCAGTGACATATTTCATGCCACCAAGTTTCCTGTATTTATTTCCAAGAACATCTGCTCCACTTCCTTTGAAATGAACCTGATGTCCTATTTCGTGAATCATAGTCGTTATCCATTCTAGATCCTCTCCTACATTTTCGCCAGTAACAAAAAATTCTCTTTTTGGTGAGGGTGCTGAATAGTCTCCTTTTTTCCAGTAGTCTGCATAAGCTTTATTTTGTTTAAGCAATTCATTTGTTTTTTCTTTTATTTTTAAAGCGTTTGCTTTTGTAATTCTTGATGATCCAGTTCTAACTTGAGTCTGAACATTTGTTCCTAGTATTGAAGTATATCCATCATTACCCCCTCCAGCAGGTCTAAAATATCCTTCAAAATCGTCCCGAAAACGACTGCTTGCAAGGCTTTTTGCTCTTAAAGATTTTACTTGCAATTTCATTTTTGCTTTCATCAAGGCATCTTGGTAATTAGTTGAAAATTTATCAACAAATTTTTCAGTCGTATTTAGTGAGGCATCAAAAGCGGCTCTATTTTGCACAACAACTCTTTCAAATAATTTATTAGTATTTAATGTATCTCCACGCAAATTCAAATTATTAAACAATCTAGATTTATCCATAAACTTTCTTAATTTTTTAGTATTAGTCTTATTTCTTCCTCCAACAGCCTCAAGGCCATCTAAACTGTCATCTACAAACTGCTGAACAGTTGTTCCATAACTATCTTGTAAATATTTTTCTAGGGTTTCTGATGCGACTGCCGTAGAGCCAGTTATAGGTTTGCGTTTTGGTTCTGGCTTTGGTGTAGGTGTTGGCTTTGGTGTTGCAGCAACAGCCTTTCTTGCAGTATCTGTAATTATGTCGCTAGGCTTGCCATATTTATCTCTTAAGTAAGCTAAACTCCTTTTTTGACCATCATTTCTAACAATCTGCCTAATTGCTGTTTGTCCAGATCCAGCTTTTGCCGCCAGTCTGTTAAAGAAAGCTGCTTTCTCTACGCTTCCAAGAGTTTCAATTTGTATTTCACTAGGTTTGAATTTGCCTATTCTTTGACTATATAGCCAGTCTCCGTACGCTGTCCCTTGCGGAACTCTGCCTGTAGCTGATGGTCTGGTGTCAAATTGTGTTGCTGGCGGCTTTTCAAGGTTAGGATATTTCTTTTGCAAACCATCAAAGTCCACAACAGGGACAGTAGTAGATCGACAATTAAAATGTTGCGGTGGTGTCGGGCCATTATTGTATTCAAACGTCTGTCCATCAAGTCGCTGACAAATAGGACTTGTTCGAGAATCCAATGTTGCAACATATTCATAACGTGGTGAGACTTTTTTATTGGCTGCATAAACAGCCATAGATGCCTGATTTGTAACCTGATTAACAGATGTTCTAACAATAGTCTGAATCTGATGATTAGCCAGTTTCGTCAATTCTCCTCCAGCCGCTGCTATCTGTTTGACATTTCCTTTCTGTGAAAAATCAAGTCTGCCAACTAATCTCCTACTAATCTGTTGCAGTGTCTCACCAGAGAACACTCCTGATCTGACTGCTAAATCTAACTTCTCTGCTGAAGACTCAGCTATACCCCTAAATGCTTTCTGTACTGTTTGACCATTTGGAAGTGTGATTGATGCTCCTTGAGTAGCTGTAAGTCTAAACTTACCCCTGCCAAATTCCTTAAAACTATCTTCCGTAAATTGTTTACTGGTGAAAATATTGACTTCTGATGGATCAGTCATTATTACTGAGTCTGCATATTTTTCACTGATAGCAACACTGTTTATAGGTATGCCCCCAGTTTCTGTAACCTTTTTAAGTTCGTTGACAATAAATTCACTCTGCAACTGTGCAACTCCCTGCAACTCTTTTTTCATATCAAGGGCTGATCTAGCCCACCAAGTATTTAAGCTGTCGCTTGATTGTTTGATTATGGCTCTGAGTCTCTTTCTTGTTTGCGGTGCAATAATCCTTGCCCCTCCTCTTGCTATCTCAGCAACTTGTCTTTCATCAATAGACCTTAATTTTTTTGCTGCATTAAGGATTATTTCGTTGTAAGTACGGACATACTTTTCAGCAACAGCATTTCCATATCTATTGATGTCAATAGTTTCTCTAAAAAATACCTCTGGAGTGGACATTTATCATTCGTCCTCTGTGTCCGCTGGCTCCTCCGCTGGGGCTGGTGGTTCTTCTCTTTCCGTCAAACCTCCGTTCTGTGTCGTTTCTATTTCCTCTTCAACGTCAAAGTCATCACCAAGAATCTCTCCAGCAGAAAGTTGATTTAATAAAGTTTCCTGACTGATAGTGCCAGAGGTAAACAATGCAAGCAATGACTGGATCTCCTGTGGCTCTAGTCTAGTTGAAACAAAGTCTCTGTTCACAAAGCTGCTTCCAGCGTTAGGTTCATTGAGATATTCGCTATGAAACTTAAGACAGTTATCAATCAAGTCTTGCATCTGCTGGGCAACTACCATCATTGTGCTGTCATTTTGCGATCTATCTATTCTTTTGGCCTCTGCTGTCTCTCCTACTAACTTTTGCCCAAGAACTGCGGCTAATGACAATGTATTGATCTGTTCTTTAATGTCATCAAGCCTTTTGAACTGACTGTCATAGCTATCACCAGATGGGCTGATATATTCCATGCGTGACTCAGGTGGCAGTGATAGTGCCTCACTAGGGCCTGTTGTTATCTCATCTGCATTTGGATAACCAAAAACTGCAAGCAATGGAACAGAACTGATGTGCAATATGTTGTCTAAGTCAGACTGAATCTGGTAATGCTTTAGATTTAGTTCTGCAATGTCATACAAAGGACTGCGGCTTTCATAGAATCCGACCCTGTTGGAATAAGCAACAGCAAAAGGTATCTTGTCCTTAAGACTCATTTCACCCTCTTCAAATAATTTATATTCACCCTTTTTGTCGTCTTTTCTGTGGATCTCATATCTGCCACGTTCTAAAACTCTAACCTGTGTTATGTTCTTCTCACCATAGGCTCCATCTGGCTCAACAACCTTTTCTAACAAACGTACCTGTGTGAGTTCTCTTGCACCATCTATGATCTCAGTTCTCCAGCCTAATATGTCTGATGGCTTATATGTCACCCAGTAAGGTCTAGCCTTCTCGCCTTCTTTTGGTGCATCAACCAAAACACCACAATGTCCGAATGATATTACATTTCTTGCTGTCTGATAAAGCCAGATATTCAAGTCATTGCCTTCTAAATCCACATCAAACAACTGTTCCCTTACCAGATCAGATACATCATCAAGTCTGACTGGCTTTCTGACCAGCATACCTGACAGCATTTTCTCGATTCTCTGTAGATATGGTACTACTGTTGACCTTGCAAGTCTGCGATCATAGCTATCGTCCACCTCCCGTTCAAGTTGTGGCAAATATTTTCTGTGTTCTGATCTAATTTTGTATGTGCCTTCCTTTAAATCTGCTATCAAATCCCAGAACTGGGCCATGCGTTGATAGGCCGCATTTGGACTGACAACTGTTGTAGGAGCTACTGTTACAGGTTGATTGTAAATATTTAGTGAGCTATACACAGTTTTGCCTCAATAATACCATGATCTTAATATATTCTAATCCCTGTAGGTTTGCCCGACCTTGCAAATAATGGATTAAACTCACGCCAAATAAGATAACCCAAACTATCAGCCATATGGTCATAGCCAGATTCTTTATCAGGCTCTCCCTTTTCGTTGTATGACTGGAGTTCCATTGATTCGATTAGCTTTCTGCAACTGGCATGGATTTGTAAACGGCTTTCCCCCTTGCCGTTACATAGTAAAGCCTGTACGGAAGCGACCCTATCTCTGACTGGCGGGTTGCTGCGGGGGCTTTGATTGCTGAAACCATATCCAGAAAGTATCTCGATATCTGTCTGAGTTGCGTTTGTACTCCTGTTTCCTCCACTAGCATCTGGGTAAACGTATATCTTGTTCATAGGATATCTGGACTTGATGGTTTGTGCCAGAGCATCTGTGTCGTATGCGGCCACGACCTCATCAAATATTAACAATTTTTGATCTTGGACAATACCTATAACTGCGTTAGTGTTGGAAATATTAAAATCGACTCCAATTCTTAGCGGCTCAAGGCCAATATCAGGCTTGATGTTTGTGACATTCTTCTCTCTACTAAAACGACTATAGACTTGACCAGTGGTTAGATTGATAAACTCTCCATTTAGATAAGCCTGTAACATTGATGGATCATAATTAGCTTGCATACGTTCAATGAAGTCATTAGGCAAATGTGGGTTATCTTGAGTCCTCATCTTGATTAACTGTCTATCTGTTCTCTCCTTAGCCTCATCTGTACCAAAAGTGTTGTATAGCCAGCGGAACCCTTCTGGTGTACTGGCTGCACAAAACTGTCTAACATTACCAGCCCTTAGTCGTCCTAGTATCTTTGGAAAAGCTTTGTCGGCAATAGTTGGTGATACAACATCTATTTCATCAACAAGTACATGGCTAAGGTTTAAACCGATAATCCTAGACCAGTTCTCGAAGCTGCGGCATAATAGCTTGCTATCACCTTCCTTAAAGTGCAAAGTATATTCTGGCAATGGACTAGCTCTAAATGTGTAAGGTATTTCATATTGCTCAAGAAACATTTCGAAGTCTGTTTGCCATATGTCACGAATAAGCGGTGCCGTAGGCTCCATGACAGCACCAATAAATCCAATATTCATGGCAGCCAGCTTAACTGCCATACTGCACAAAGCTCTTGTCTTACCAGCACCATATCCAGCTGAAAGCCCAACTATCTCATTCTGATTATCAAAGAACTGTTGTTGCGGTGGGTGCAAGTCATTTCTAATCCTTTTCAGTAGCTCATCAGTATCAACATCAACATATCTACTTCCTATGTGATCTAATACAGATCCTTCTCTGTTCAGTATGCTCAAGTGCTTACCTGTCCTACTTTAGCCATTGAGTTTATACAGCCTAAAGCAACGTGCAACTGCCCTGATTTTCTAGCCTCTTTTGCCAGTGATGCATATTGAGAAAGAATATCTGCTGTAAACTGTCTGCGATCAATGTCAAAATCTTGCTTTACAATCTCTCTGGCATCTTGGATATACCTATCTATAGTTCTTGAATGAACCCCCCATTCCTTTGCTGCAAATTGGTGTATATCTGATCTTACGCTGCCAACAGACAAAAGCTTGGCCACTTTGTTTACTCTGAACTCATGCTCATTCTTGCTAGTTCTGCCGTTAGCCACTATGGGAATATGGTTTTAATTATTCTAAATGTAGCGTCAATCGTTAGTTTTTGTCGATTTTGCTTGTTTTCTTAGTGGCATTATTAAGGTTGAATCATCAAAAAACTGATAAAATCCATATTTTTGTGTTCCATTGTAAAAAGTTTTGGGAAGATATTTAAATGCGTTGTTGTTTTTAATTTTCATGGTTTTTGTTTTTGTTTTGCTTGATTTTCCCAACTATTTTTTAAAAATATAAGTTCATCAATCCTTTTTCTAAGTGCATTGATGCGGTCATTGTTGAAGCTGTCAAAGTCTTTGTTTTTCATATTTTTATTAAATTTTTAAGATTAGCAATTTGATACCTGTAAGTAATATTTAATAAATCATCATTTATGAGCCAGATTTCAAGTATTTTTCTATCCATATTTTCAACAGGGCCTTTTTGAAATTCATGTATGCCATACCACTCACCAACATCTTGTTTCTTATCAAAATTAATATTTCCATTATCATCATAAGGAGCAGATACTAAATAAAAATAGCCATGTTCTTTTTCTTCCCCTAACCAAAAGACTTCTTTCCAGTTTTCATGGAAACCTACAATCATAAATCCATAATTGTTATGAAAATATAGTCTGTCTCCAACATAACTTTTTGCACTGGTTTTTTGTAATTCAGAAATATTCATAACGATTTCATGCTGAAGTTAGCTAGTTGGTCTTTCACCTTTTGAACTTCTGGTGGTAATTTTGCCTTTTTATTTTTTATATTATTGGCAATTATTTTATTCATCAACTTAGTTGTTTTGATCCAATTTTCTTTTCTGATGTTATGAATCTCTCTAACTACTTCAATATCAAGATTGACACCAATATTGTTTCTAATAGTTCCATCAAGATCCCTATATCCTTTGCAAACTAATTGGTTATCATCATCATATTTTGCGTTAGCAGCTGCACAGTAGCAAACAAGAGCTAAATCATGTCCACCACAGTGTTTTCCTGAATCATCTATATCATAATCAGGCAAGTGTTGGTTTATTAGACCATCAGAATTATGGATTATTCCAGAATCATTACAGGCATAGCACTCATAATGTGGTGCTTTAAAAGTGATCTCCCGATCAATAGGCCTTCTTTTGTAGCTTTTCATGGGGTGTTAAAAGGGGGTGTTTTTGGGTTTTCTAAATGTAATCGGCTTTTTATCCAGTGTCAATAAATATTGTTCATATTGACCATTTTTGATCCAGCGGTGAGCATCACTAAACAATGGCGTAAACTTATCCTGTTTTAATTGCTTTGTTCTGGCTCTTAAATCGGCCTCAAGGCATTGTTTTAGTTTGTCCCTTGTCTTAGCATCTAATTTCATAAATTCGTTATATGCAAGCTTTTTTGACAGAGATATAACTCTCATGTTTTTTGGTATTTCCAGATAAGTTTTCCAAAAAGGTTCAAAGCTTTTATTTTTATAGATATTTGTTTTAGATAATATTGTTTTAGTTAGGGTCGTTCTCAACGACTGGGGGGGTAGCTGAGACATACTGGGGGGGTAGTTCTTAGCGACTGGGGTAGTACGTATCAACGACCCCGCATGAATACTGGTATCTGGGACAAGAGGTACCTTACATTGACTCCAAATGTTTACTCTATAGCAGTTTGTCCGCTGGCCAAACTCATCAACTCTGTATTGTTTTTGCAGTAGTCCTAGCTCTTCAAGTTCAGCAACAGTCTTGATAACTTTGTCTCTGGACATCTTGGCATCTTTGGAAATTGTGGCGTAACTGGGCCAAATGTTTGGATAATAGCTCTGCAATACCCATAACACTGAAAGTTGATATGGTGTTACTTTGCCTTTTAATGCTGTTGGCAAAGCTATGAATGGGGTATTCTCTGGAATAAAGCTCATTTTTATGGAATATATAATTCACGTTAAAGGCATGGAATCTGCCCCACAGGGAAGCAAGAAACACGTTGGCAATGGAATAATGGTTGAAACAAGTAAACGTCTAAAATCATGGCGAAATCAGGTGAATCTTAGGGCAAAGTTGATAGTGGACGATATAATCAAAGAACCAGTTGAAATAGAGGTGGTGTT